ATAAGGCGCTGGTATGTTAAAAAAGATAAGATAGAAGTGCCAGAATCTTATTACAAATATGGATACCCTACACCTCCCGAAATGAATTTACTGACTTCTACTTTCATGAGATAATTTAGTTACTATATAATGTATTAGACAAAAACAAAAACAGGAAAATAGTATGCCCTATTATGATTACAAGTGTTATTCTTGTGAGCATGAATTTGAATTAAACATGAAAATTGCTGACAGAAATAAACCTACAGAAGAACCTTGTCCAGAGTGTTCTAGTACAGAAGTAAAGCATGTATTTGGTAAATCTCATATTGGTGACCCTTGGCATCATGCTGGTAGAAGAATCGATGAAGGATTTAGAGACCGATTGAGAGAGATTAAAAAATTAAATCCAAGAAACACTATTGATATACGTTAACTAGTTTTTTATGAAAAAATTTAATTATGATCTTTTTGAGAATCGAAAAGACCTAATAGAACAAGACAACTCAGGTACTAATGGTAGAATGTATCATGCTCCTAATGGTACATATCCATCTATTACAAACCTTCTTTATGAAATAGTTTCTAAGCCTGGAATACAAGCTTGGAGAGATAGAGTCGGTCACGAAAAAGCACAAAGAATTTCTACCAAAGCATCTATTCGTGGAAGTAAAATTCATAATGCTATTGAAAAATATTTGTTAGGAAATGAAGATTACCTACAAGGTGTAGCAGCAGAACACATTGAACTTGTTAAACTTGCTATACCACAAATAAATGAAAAGATAGATAACATTCGTGGTATCGAATTACCACTTTGGTCGGATGGATTAAAAACAGCAGGAACAACAGATTTGATTGCTGAGTATGAAGGTGAACTAGCAGTTATAGATTGGAAAACTGCTACTTACATAAAGAAAGAAGAATACATCCTATCTTATATTTTACAAGGAACAGCTTACTCAAGAATGATATATGAAATGTATGGTGTTATTCCTAAGAAAGTAGTTCTTTGTATGCTGATAAGGTTTGATGAAAACAAATACAATCCATTGATGGATACTGATGTATTGGTTGATTGGAGAGTGTTTAATCCCTTAGATTACATACATAAACTAAAAGAAGTATGTGACGCTTACCACTTTAAAATGTCTTGACAATTTGTTCTTAAAGTGGTATGATATAAATATCACAAAGAACTTAAAGAATTTGTTTGATGACTCAAGAGAATAGTTAAGTAAGACGCCGGTTCGACTCCGGCCAGCTCCACCAAGGAAAGTTATGGAAAAAATAGCAGGATATGTAGGATTACTTACAGTAGTAGGATTAGTAGTTGCTTATGGTATCTTGTATTTTGGTTATAACTTTGGTTGATGGGGCTGACGTGGATTTCGATTGCTAATGAAGGTATTGAAGAGAACAAATTGGGTGATTGACTACAATCAACTAAATTAGATGCAAACTTTTTCGCAGCTAATAATTCAGATTATACCCCAGCGAGGGTAGCTTTAGCAGCTTAATTAATCTGTAGGGCTCGGGGGGTCGCCTCGTAACAGAAGATTCCCCGCTACACATTTTTTGGATAGGAGTATGGCAAACAAAGTTCATAAAAGATTGGGAGATGGTAAAATCAATACCTCTGTCGAAATGATTGAAGATCAAGAAGAGAAATTATGGGAGCAAAATCCAATGGAAGCATTACGTTATGAGAAAATTGAAACAAGAAAAAAACTAAATTGGATGGCAAGATATGTTTTGTCGATGATTATAGTTTTGACTTTCTTGTTTTTAATATGGCTATTATTTTATGGGGAATTACCACAAGCAAGTCGTGATTTAGTAAATATCATGGTTGGTGCTTACGTGGCCGTCCTCGCTAAAGCAACTGATTATTGGTTCAAGGATAAAGACGATCCTGAGCAAAAAGAAGGAGAAGCTGTAGGAAATAATGATACAATTTAACTTGACAATGGAACTATAATATGGTAGAATTACTTAATATGTTTACTTCTGAAAGATATAATGATGAAATCAATGAAATTGTTGATAGAACTAAGATGAGTTTTCTTGATGCTATAATGTATCATGCTGATGAAAATGGTCTTGAGTCGGAAACAGTTGCTGGTTTAATCAATGTTAAAACTAAAAACAAACTAAGGGAAGAAGCAGAAGCATTAAATTTTATGCCCAAGACATCTAAACTTCCTATATGATACCAAAAGTGAGACCTTTTGAAGTGTACCAAAAATACTTATCGTTGAAGCAACACTTCAACAAAACGAACTATGATTACTTTAAGTTCAACGGTAAGGTACGAGCAAATGAATCTTCTTTCGATAGAAGAAGAGATAAACATCATTTTGTTCGTTTATCAAAAATTTATAAAGAAGAAGACCTTACAAAATTTCTTGTTTCCAATTTTGTGAAGACAAGGGATTTGTGGGTAGGCAATGTAACCTCACCAGAAGGTAGAGAAAATTACATTGCTTGGAAGGCAAAGATACAAAGTCTTCCTTATGTATTTGAAAATGAGATTGGTTCTTTGTTTGAAGAAAACGAAAGTTTCAATTCCATTTTTGATGTAGTGGATGGTCAACATCCACCTATGCTTCATCATGTGTTTGGTGAAGATGTGTCAGTAGAATCCTTTATTATTCTGGATTCGATACTGAACTTTTCCTCAACGTTCAATGAGAAAATTGAGGAATCGGTCATTTGGCCGGAACTATATAGTATGTGTAATAATTATGCTCCTTTTTTGAATGTGAATAAGCAGAAATATGTTGACATACTAAAAAAACAAGTAGATTTATATTATGTGTAAAGTGGATAACCAGAAATACGGAGAATAAGATGGCAAGTTCATTTGCATCACTCAAGAAGAATCGGTCTGCCGATTTAGAAAAACTCAATCAATCGATTGAGAAAATCAACAACCCAAAAAACAATTTCAGTCGTGAAGATGAAAGATTCTGGAAAGCAGAATTGGATAAATCTGGAAGCGGTTATGCTGTAATTCGTTTTCTCCCATCACCAGAAAATGAAGATATGCCTTATGTGCGTGTTTTCAATCATGGGTTTCAAGGCCCAGGCGGGTGGTATATCGAAAATTCCTTGACAACTATCGGTCAGAAAGATCCATTGGCAGAGTATAACTCTACACTTTGGAACTCAGGTATCGAAGCGAACAAAGAAATCGCTCGTAAACAAAAGAGAAGGTTGACCTACTTCTCTAACATCTATGTCGTAGAGGATAAAGCAAATCCTCAAAACGAAGGTAAGGTTTTCCTTTTCCGTTATGGAAAGAAAATCTTTGATATGATTAGTTCAATGGCTAATCCAGAATTTGAAGATGAGACTCAAGTGGATGTTTTCAATCTTTGGGATGGTGCGAACTTCAAGTTGAAGATTCGTAAACTGGATGGTTATTCAAACTATGACAAGTCGGAGTTTGTTACTGCTGCTCCTCTTTTTGAGGATGATGATAAGTTGGAAGCGGTCTGGAAACAACAACATTCTCTAGAAGAGTTTGTCAATGAGAGTAATTTCAAGTCGTTTGATGAGTTAAAATCTCGTCTTGATGTTGTTCTTGGAAAGGTTGAAACTCCTGCGATGTCAGCACCTTCTTCAGTTGAAGATACAAGTGCTCCATTTGATGGTGGTGAACCTATCACTAGTGAATCATCTAATGATGACAATCTTGATTACTTCAAGAAGTTAGCAGAAGCGTAATCATCTTCTGATTGGAGGTAGTAAATTGTTACTGCCTCCATATCCTATTCAACTTTAACTTTAAGAGCTTCAGTTCCCTCTCCAGGCAATCCAATACGTTTTCCATTAGAAATAATAGTAGTGTGAATCTCTTGTTTATTTTGACTCATATCTTGAGCATTGAAATCACCACCCTTACCAACACTCTCTGCTTTCACTCTTTCCATTTGTAAAGCATTTAATTTTGCTCCCGATTCTGGTAAATATGCACTAGTAATGTCAGCACCATATTGTATCGCAACTCCTTTTCTTGCAGCTTCAATTGCAGCAGGCATAAGTTCTGCAGTTTTTTTAATTAATTCTTCTCGCATTTGGTTTGCTTCTAATTCAGCTTTAGCTATTTCTTCTTCTCTCCTTCTTCCCCGTCGCTGTAAATTTCTCAAATTTCCTACGTTCATAGCACGTTCTGAAATTCCTATATCTGCGAGTTGATTTTTAAAATCGTTGGAACTAAGCATTTCCCTAGTTACATCTTTTCCACCAGTTAATTTTTGTAATTGTTTAAAATCTCCCAGCGAAAGACCTCCGAAAATACTATCTTTTCTTAAATCGGCTGCTTCTTCTCTTAATTCTTTTATTTCTTCCTCTACTGCAAGAGTATCTACACCAGATTTTTGTTTTACTATTGCAGCAGCTTTTTCTCTAATCACCGCTTCTTGGGTTTGATTAAAAACTTCTTGTGCTGCTTTCTTTGCTTTTTCGCCCCTTTCAATCTCTGCTTTGGATCTTTCTATCATTAGTGTATATTTTCGTTTATCTTCAGCTGTTGCTTTATCTCCCAAATCATCTAATTTTTTCTGCGCAAATTTTCTCCTACTTTCTAATTCATCTGCTCTTTTATCAATTTCTTTAATTTCTTCAAGTTTTTTTCTTGCTCTTTCATCCGAATATTTTTCTTGTAACCCAAACTTTCTTGCTACATCTTGTATAAAATCGGGCATTAAACTAAGAAGAAATTCCATATTAAAAAACTTATCAAATACTCTTCCGATTGTTGATCCAACCCCCAA